CCAGATGAATTTTTTAGAAACACACCGCCTGCCATTGACGAGATCATAGCTCCCGTACTGTCTATGCGGAGGCGTTCTGTGCCAAGAGTTTCCCAAGAATAAAAACCCCCTGCGTTATTAAATCTTAGGTTAGTCCCGTTACCGTAAATCCAATTGGAATTGTTGTTTGAACCGCTAGTTCCTGCTGTCCCAAGCGATATTCTTACATTCGCATTTCCACGCATTTCAACATTACTAGCGGAGTACAATAGACCATCACCATCTACAGCAAGCCCATCCATCGTAGCTGTACCAGTAACCGTCAAAGCACCGGGAGTAGTCAAATCACCAGACAACTTAGCAGACGTTACAGTCCCATCTACGGGAACATTTATGTCTGTTTGAGTGAACGTCATAACCTCTACAGCCGTACCAGTTGGTGGAGCCGTAGAGAACGTCAAGGTAGTTCCAGAGATACTATAGTTTGCTTTGCTTTGATATACACCGTCTATGAACACTTGTGTATTATTTTCATTTACTGGTGCAATAGATAATGTCAGTGTAGTATCAGAACCATCACCTGTCATACTGTCAATATTTAAATTAGATCCAGAGACAGCAGCAGCTACAGAGTAAATAAGGATAGCATTACCATTAGCAGGAGCAGCACTGAAGGTTAGTGTAGTTGCACCACCGGATGTTGCAATACTATAAGCATCTTGCTGTTGGAATACACCTTCTATAAATACAAGTAGGTTATCCTCTGAGGACGTAACTTGACTTAGTGCATAAGCAGTTGTAGATCCATTACCAGTAAAGCTATCAGTAGTAAATGTATTAGTACCACCACCGCCACCAATAGAACCCCATTCGCTTGTGTAACCTTCAAACTGCTCTAGGCTGCTATTGTATCTAAACATACCAGCAGCAGGGCTACCATCTCTTTGAGCCGTTGTTCCTACAGGAACCTTAACAGAACCTGTACCACTTAATGTAAGATTAGTAAATGTAGGACTATCACTTGTAGCTACACCTTGGTTCAAAGCCTTAACAGACGCAATAGCAGTAAGCTCAGAGTCCATCAAAGCACCGGCAGCAGTTACATTGGCTGTGTCTGTTACGTCAGCACTGGCTTCAATACCATCTAGTTTAGTACCATCAGTAGCTACATCACGACCATCAAAAGTACTATTAGTTGTGATAGCACCTGTCATAGCACCACCAGCTTTAGGTAGAGCAGCATCTGCTGTAGTACCTTGTGCGGCTGTAGCGTAGTCTGAAGAATCAAATGCTTTTACTTGAGCAAGGTTAGTTACTTCAGAATCCATCAATGCGCCAGCGGCTGTTACATTAGTTGTATCAGTCACATCTGCACTAGCCTCTACACCATCTAGCTTAGTACCGTCAGCAGCTACGTCACGCCCGTCTAAGAGGCCATCTGTAGTTAGGTTACCTGATATGACAGGGGCAGTTAAAGTCTTGTTAGTGAGCGTCTGAGAGCCTGTGAGGGTAGTTACAGTAGAGTCAATAGCTACTGTTATAGCATTACCCGTAGCACTAGAGTCAAGACCAGTACCTCCAGAAACTGTAAGAGTCTCTGAATCTAAATCAATTGCAATAGTTCCAGAGTCTGTAGTTACATCTAGATCTTGTGCAGTAACTTGAGAGTCTACATAAGCCTTAACAGACTGTTGAGTAGGTACAAGTGTTGCACTATCAGAAGCCATGTTATCTTCATCAACAAAAGCTGTAATGTTGATTGTGCCATCATCAAGACTTCCAAAGGTCAAGTCTGTAATAGTAGTAGCAGCAATAGTACCACCTTCTACTTTATCACCAGAGATTTGATTGTCTGCAAGTGTAAGAGTACCTGCTGAGACATCTAGAGTCTTTCCAGAGCCTACAGTAATATCAGACGTAGCAATAGTTGCACCATCTACCGTACCACCATTAATGTCTGGGCTAGTAAGAGTTTTGTTTGTAAAAGTCTGTGTGCCTGTAAGAGTTGCTACAGTACTATCAATTGCAAAGGTTACTGCATTACCTGAACCAGATGTATCAATACCCGTACCACCTGTAAAGGTCATAGCCTCACTGTCTAGATCTATGCTTAAAGCACCACCAGAGTCTGCTGAAAAGTCAAAGTCTTGAGCGGTTACTTGTGCATCTACATAGGCTTTAATAGACTGCTGAGTTGCTAAGGCTGTAGCACTGTTAGTACTCAGGTCATCTTCATCAAGAATAACTGTAACTGTAGAGCCGCTGCTTAATGTAAGGCTGTCAAGATTTGCAGTACCATTAATATAAAGATCTTTGAACTGCAAAGAGGATGTACCAAGATCAATATCATTATCTGTTACAGGTACAATAGCACCATCTTGAATACGTATCTGTTCTACAGCAGCACTAGAGACTTCCACATAAAAGCCCCATCTGTTGTTAGTGCTGTCTACTTCAATCTTATTAAGGAAGTCTAAGTCACCAACCTTAAAGATGTTACCGCCTTGACCAGCAGTGCCATCATGTCTGTGGCCTGTAGTACTAGAATTAGACGCTGAGTAACTGAAAGAGTTTAAAAGCTGATTGTATTCATTATTAAACAAAGATGCTGTGATAGTATCCCCATCAGAAAATGTACTTTGTCTTGTATAGCTCTGAGCCATTTATTATCTCCTACCTGAAGGGGTGTAGTCTACATATAGACCATTAATAGTATAAGGTGAGTTAGTGTCTGAGCTTGTTATAATAAAGCTTACAGTATGACCACTCCCTTGAATTGCTTGACGTACTAGAGGATCAGGAGTAGCTCCAAATACATTAGTACCAAATATACCTGATCCAAATATACTAGGAAGAGGTATGCTATCTAAAATATAATCTAGAGGTTGTGCTATTAAAGGATCTTCATAATCATAACGCACACGTAATGTAGGTTGAATACCACCTTCAGGGCTTACTGAAACCCTGACATAGCGCATAGTCTTTTTAGTACCTACATCACCAAAGTCTAAGTTAGGTGTCTGATAAGATGCTGTTATATTAGACGCAGCGCCACCATAGTCATAAGAGTCACCTATGTTATGATTATAAATATAACCATTAGTATCTCCATGCCATGTTCTTTCAACACCATCTGCTCCAAAGTTTGAAGTAATAGCCGTGGCTTTAATCCCTTGAAGCTCTGAGTACTGAAAGCCTTCATTTGTTAGTGTGGCTATAATGCCTTTAGCTGAAGCATTAGCTGTACCTTGAGAATTATAAAATAATCTATACTGAGAATTATCTCTTAACACAGCACTAGAGATAGTCAAGTTATCAACATTCTCTGCAATATTTTGAATAATAGATTGAATAGGTCTGCTTACTGCACCTAACTCTACGTCACCGATACGTGCTGTACCTGCAACAGTTCTTAGACCATCAGGGCTTAGGAACAACAAGTCACCTGCAATTTCTTGAATACTACCAGCACTTAAACAACCTACGTTCTTTGTAATTGGCTGCACAACAATATTATTAGAATCATTGATGTTTAAAAGTTTAAAGATACTATTACGACAAAAGATAATTAAGTCACTACGGAAACTAGCTAGTCCTACTACTTGGTCTTCAAGTACAATAGATCCTGCACCAGTTCCTGAAAAGTTATCAGGGTCATTTGTATGACTATAGTAGATTGTGTTAGAAGTAGCACCTGCACCAGCAACTACTAAGTGCTTGTCATGTATAGTACCTACTGCTGGAGCAACTGTACCATCAACTGTAATCTCACCTGCAAAGAAAGTACGAGAAGTTAAAGCACCAGTACCTTCCATCCTAAAGAAATAAGGTTTGTTTACTCCATCGCAGATAATAATTTCACCATAGTCTGAAAGCCCTTCAAAGAATGCAAAGCTAGTTTGACCTTGGTTAGTACGTGCTAAATCTGTACGCCCAGTAAATGTAGAATAGTTATCACCACTGCTGTGTACGCTAGACTTAGATATAGAAATCCATGAAGTGCCGTCCTGACTAAAAAATATACCAGTATTAGCACAAACAACTACACCATCAGCATAGCCTCTAATACCTAGTATTTTTGTATCTCCAGAAGGACGAACAGCACTGGTTCCACCAAAAAGATTAAAACCATTGACACGCCTGTAGCCGCCGTTAATATCTACTTCAAAGTTTATAAGCTTAGAAGCAATACCGGGCTGCTGGAGCATCTCAAGCTGGTTAAGGCTTGTGTATAGACCACCTTTAGCTGATAGACCAAACGGCTGTGACATTAAACAAACCTCATACGATCATCGGTAAGAATACCGGGATTAGGTGTCATCAAGTTACTTTTCATCAGACGTAAGCCACGCTTGTAATCTTCTAATGCAAAAGCTGAAAACTGTGGGCTTTCTTTAAATTGATAAATATAATATCTAGCTCTGTTAAGTAGCACAGGCTTGTAAGTATTTGGGAAAACTGTTTCGTCACTGTAAGCTGTTAGTTCTGTAGGTAGTACATAAGCATAAAACCACACACGGTAAACTTTGTCAGGTATGTTACTCAGACCAAACTTACGATTGTCTGGGCTTTTGATTACACTATTAGGCACACCGTAGTTTTGAGTATCTGCGTCATCTAAGTTTTCAGAGATTCTTCTGTAGTCCTTCCAATCATCTGTAGACATGAATCTTAGGTTACGTGCTGTGTAAGGGCTAGTCTCGCCATCAACACCAACAGTAGTTAAGTAAAAGTTATTCCAATCAATATAACCATAGTCAGTAGTCAGAGAAGAGCTAGTAGGCTTCATTGTGTACCAACGCTGTCCTGCTACTGTTTCTACATAGACATTACCGTACATAGGATCTGTCTCACCACTTAGGTCAGCAGCAAGAAAAGGCCATTGAGGTTCTTCATTAACAATGTCCAAGTATGATCTATTGATAGAATCTTTAACATGTTGTTGAATACCTACAGCAGACGGAAAGCTAGAACTAGTAAGTTCAACTTCATTCATTTCACGCAAAAGTTCATTTGCTAATTCTAGATATGTTGCCATTATTTATGTGCCTTCTGAATCTCAAAGCTTGCTGATTTACTTGCACCCTTGTGAGGTTTAAAGCCATCTTTAGGGTCTTTCATAAGTTTAAAAGACTTTCCAGCCTTCATCCAATGATAACCTTTAGGAGCTTCTACTTTCATTTTACTTTCTGCTTGACAGTCTTACTACCGCAGCTTTGTTCCATCTGTTGAACAGAAGCATAGCCACCTTTATTATATTTAACCTTACTGCCTTTACTCATCATAAGGTTTCTGCCTGTATATTTATTTTCTTTATACTTCATTAATCTTGCCCCATTGAAAAAGTTTTACTAATTGCTCTAGCACCTTCTAACTCTGTTGAGCACTCAGGGTCAGAGTCTTTATTAAAAATTTTATCAAAGTTATCTTTGTAACGTGCATAGTTACTGCCTTTGCGAACTCTACTGCCTTTACCAGCAATAGTACTTCTCATCATCATAGGCTTTGCGTCTGAACCAAGTTGAGGCATTTTTATCTCCAGTAAAAAAGGAAAGGGGCCACCGAAGCAGCCCCATCCTAAAAGGTCTAGGCATCAATACCATAGAATGCTGAAACCAAAGCTTCTGGTCGCAGTACTTTAGAGCCATAGACATGTAGACCACGTACAATGTCACCAAAGCTATCTGGGTCACGGATGACTTCAGTGCTTGTGATTGTCTGAGCCGTAGCTGTAGAAGACAAGTGACCAGCAAGACATTGACCAGCAGCATTAGATACCGCAGGAATGTTGTTGGACTTGTACATGTTAAAGCCACGTAGCTTACCAGAGCTTACCAATCCATTGCGGATTGAACCCTGACCAGCATTGTAGTCTACAGACAATAGCTTAGAGCTAGAGCTTGAGAGTACTTCGTAGAACTCAGGACTAGCAACAAACCAGCGACCTTCTTCTGGAACATTCTGTTCGTCTAGCAAACGTGCCATACGAGCCATGATGTCTAGAGGGTCATGCTCATTAGTACCAAAGCCAAGGTCTAGGTTACCAGTACCGTCAAAAGTGCCAGAGGCAATATCAGTAGCATTGTCCGTACCAAGTACATGGTCAGGGCTAGAGCTAGATACGCCAGAGAACATAGATGCCAATACACCTTCGTCAAAAGCATCACGCAATGCGTAAGCTGCTGAAGAGGTTGCAACGTCACGGAAGTTAACGTGAGACATATTGGTTTCAATATCATCTACGATAAACTTAAATGCGTTAGCTGTATCTACAACCATTGTTACTTCTTGGTCGGTCAGCTTAGTAGCTGCTACATCTTGACCACGCTCATACTGATAAACAGTAATCGTAGGCTCTTTGATGATCCGTACACTGTCACCGAATGCAGCAATCTCGCCAGCATAGTCAGTGTTAGTGATTGCTTCAATTACAGAAGACTTACGGAAGAAGTTTAATACCTGCTTGGAATAAACTTTAGGTAGGAAGAACGAATTGTTCTGTCCTGCAACAGAGTTACCAAAGTTAGCATTGGTGTCTGTTGATGGTTCAAAAAATTGATCTGATTGATTATAAGCCATGTTAATATTCTCCTAAGAACACAAATTTAATTATGGAACTACGCGACCTTCAACCATTGCTTGTCTAATATCTTCTTCAAATCTATCAAACTGGTCTAAGGACATAGATCCTATTTCCCGTTCAGTCCAGATTTTAGGCTGTCCAGCATCGACATTGGTTGTTTTAGTTGAAACCATGTCAGCCGCTGATGCCCTAGACTGCTTTCTGGGCTGTTGTTTTGATTGATTTTTGCCAGTTTCTAATTTATAAAGATCAATAGCTTTTGATGCTAATGCAACATTATCAGGATTCTTATAGATCCAGTCCTGTATTTGTTCAGGTTGCTCTTCTGCCCAAGCATGAAAGTCCTCATCCCCTCTGATGTCCTCAAAGTCTGGATGGCGTTCCTTCAATGTAAGTTCAGCATCCTGTCGCATTACTTCAGACTCACGCTGACGCATGGACTGTAGTTGTGCTTCAAGATCTGCTACCTGCCGTTGACTCTGTAGATGTGCTACAGTTTCAACAGTGTTATATAGATCAGGGTATTCTTCTTTAAAGCTTTCAAGATCTTCCATACTTTTAGGTGGTTGATATTGAGGTTCAGAAGCTTTAGCCAACGCTACGAGTTCCTGTTCCTTTTGCTTAAATTCAGAAAGTTTCTGATCATAATGTTTCTTTAGATCATCGTATCTTTTCTTATAGTTAGTTCTTTTTCGCGTCTCTTTTTCTTCAGGGGCCGCTTCTTCACGGGTAGCCTGTGGACGTTCAAAGAATAACCCGTCTGCTGAACCTTGGCTTGGCGCATCTTCTGTGTGCCATTCCTTTCTAGCGTTGTAAGGGTTACTAACTTCTTCTTGTACTTCTGACATCTTCAATCTCCATTACGGGGCTTGTGTCTTTGCAAGGTAGCCATATTAACTCCGTCGAGTTTATGGGGCTTGTCTTACCAAGGTAGCCGTAAAAATTATCGAAGGCTAGGCATCTTATTTGCACCCATCATGAGCTTCTTGATTTCCTCGTCTGTTTGAGAGAGGGGTGAATCTTGCTCTTCTGGGTCTTCTTCCATATAACCGCCAATAGCCTTCATTTGATAACCGCCGTCATAAGCACGTTCAGCATCATCCATCATAAGTTGGAGATTGTCTGCGCCTATCTGGTCGGTTGCTTTCTTGGTAATAACAAACTCTCCATCACTCAACCGAGCGGGGATAGAGTCTGATACACCTGTTCCGGGGCCGTCAACTTCGCCAGCACCCGAAAACTCTGATGCAACTGTAATTACTTTGTCCATGATGTCTGATAATCTTGGATCATTTTGTAATGCAGTTGCTAAATATTCTTGTTCGTCATCGTCAAGGGATTCATCCATGACGTAGCTAAAATAATCATCTTCCATCTCATCGTCTGGAAGTTGTGAATCCATTGCCTCATCCATTTCTTCTGGAGGTATGTTGTCGTATGTATCTACTGGCATACCTTCTTCTGGCATCATAAGAGAGCCTTCTGCTTTACCTAGACGTTCTTTGTCAGCAGAGTAGCGTTCAGCAGCTTCATCATTTAAATCACGTTTACTCTTTGAGGAAAGTAAAGACTTCATTTGTTCTTCTACTTTTTTTCTGTCTTCAGCACTTTTAGCTCTAGTAGTAGCTCTACGCAACTCTGCTATTTGATCAAGATCTTTTTTGTCTTGATCCATCTCCGCTAAAAATTCTAATCTTCTAATGTCATCATCAGTTACTTTACTCATAATCTTTCCTATTCAATGCTTCTTCGACCTGCTCTGGAAGTGTATCTAGTTTAGCCAGAAAACTCAGCTTCCCCTGACTGCGGAACAACTCCTGTTCCGATGTTGCCACCACCAGTACCTGTAGCTCCAAGTTCTTGAGGTTGTCCAGATACTCCTTCAGGGCCTCCCATTGGAGCTTGTCCTTGGTCAACGGGGCCAGCTTCTTGGCTAGGGGCTTGTCCAGCATTGTTTGCCATTCCTATAATTTGAGCCATCATTGCTGCTTCTTCTGGATCATTCATCAGTTCGTCTGGGTCTAGATCCAAGCTGTAAGCAAGTTCACTGATTAGCTTGTTCATTTTAATAAACGGTGCAACGGCAGGGTTAGCTGCTGTCTGAAGGAACATTGTAAGTCTTTGTGACCTTACTTCTTTCTGCATCAGACTGTTCGTACCCGTGGCTTTTACTTCTAAATCACCCTGAACACCCAACTTAGACTCTAAGAACTGCATATTCCATTGGAAATAAGCATCACCTAAAGGTTTTAGAAGGAAGTCATCAAGATTTTTAATAACAGTTTTAATGTTCAAAGATGCTGCACCAAGCAACATAGACATGCCAGAAGCAGTACGAGTCATACTCTGTACGCCTGTTTGACCGTGACTATATGAAGGTATACCTGTTTGTTCGTCTGCAAGCTGTCTAAACTTATCAAACATCTGCATGTTTTCGTTGGTAGTGTTAGGGAACTTCAAACCATTAATAGCTGTTCCGGGTACACCTGCTTGTCTACGGAATACTTTACCGGGATATATCTCCATTGACTGACCACCTACAAGGGCAGTCTCATCTACATCAAAGATTACAGAGCCTGATAGGGCTAAGTTGTCAATAGCCATACGTGCATGACCATTCATAATCTTTTGAGAGTCATCCATGTTTTCAGCTACACCAATACCAAAGAAGCTATAGGGGTTCTTTTCATAGCAGAAAGCATGATATGGAATGCGAAAAGGAGTGAAGGGGTTTACTACACTACGAAGCATCCTACCATTACAAATCCAAGCGTTGATCTGTACTTCATCTAGGTCATCTACTTCTTCAGGAATGTCCATACCTACCTGTCGGCAGTACTCTGCATCCATAACACCCCAGTACTCTAGTACTTCATACTGTGAAGCACCGTACTCATCATTACGGCTGTCATCTTTTAATTCTTGTTCGTAGTCTTCTTCAACATAGTTAGGGCCGTCATTCAAACATTCTCGGATAGCATCCTTATCAAAGTAAGGAAGCTTACCAAGGCTACGAAGCTGTGTACGGTTCATTCGGTGTCTGTGGAACGTATACTCTGCTTCATCCATATTAGTTGCATTAGGATCAGGAAAGAAATCCCATATACTAACGAACTCCAAGCGAGGGACACGCACATCAACAGGAGTATAAACACGTTCACCGTCCTCTCCTTCTTCCCATCTGTGTAATGTTTTATTAAAGTTGAAAGGCCCCTTTACAATACCTGTACCAAATAAAGATGCTTCAAACAAAGAGTTTCTTAACTCACTAGCACCATTAGATTCTTCTATCTGATCATGTATAAGCTTTTCCATTCGTCTAGCAGCTTTCTGTGCTGGACTCATTTCTAATGCTTGAGGGTCTGGTGAAGGGCCTTCAACAAGCATTCCTTTTTCTTCTGCTTGTTTATCTAGCTTCATGTCTTCAAAAAGACCAGTACCGTAAGTAGCACCTGCCTTTAACACTCTACCGTCACCTTCAAAGCCTACATCAAAAGGACTTACTACTTCTTCTTGTTGTTCTTGCGGTTCTTCTTGGGAGGTTTCTAGACCCGGTGCAGCCCCTTGAGGATTTAAATGAGCATACTCTGCAATGCCTTCGGGTACTTTAGTTTCACTGATACCGATAGGAAACTTATTGGCACCAAACACAACATCTACAAGCTGTCCAAAGGCTGCAAGTACTTTAGTCTTCGTAACTTTAACAAAGATCCTAGACTTTTCAGACTCTCTGAATCTAATGTTCTTACCGTATAAACCACGGTAGTTATGATAGGCTGTAAGCCACCGTGTCTCATCTAAGTCTCTAGAAGTCTTAGCGGATACAAAGCGATCATTAATAAGGCCCACAAGGTTATTTTGTAGCTGCTCATCTAGAGTTAGCTCTATGCCTTGTTCACCTTCAACTTCACCAAAGTAAAGTTCATTTGCTGTTAAACTATTTTCTGACATTTAGTATCCAAACTCCGAGTCAACGGGTGTATAAGCCTGTTCCATACGCATGTTTCTAAACTGACTAAAGATGTCATTGACCTTTGGCCTAGACATAATTAAGTATCTTAAAGCATCGTATGCGTGATCAGGCGCATTTGTATTAACATCTTCAGGGTTAGATTTATCCAGAGGAATGCTTTGGAGTTCTCTGATCAAGTTTGGGCAGCTATTAAATATCTGTATCTTAGGTCTGCCACTTGGTTGAACTCTCAAGTATTCGTGGATTTGAATCTTACCTTGTATTCTATTCTTGTCTGCTCTACGCAGCTTATGCCCTGCACGTTGAAGTGTCTCTCCAACCGTAGGGCCTGTTGTACCTGTTCTGTTCCATGCTGCTGTATCTAATACACCCTGCACTGAATAAGGGTCTTCTAGTTCCATGTTAGTAATCATTTGAGCTAACATCTCACCTGTTAAACCTTTACGGTATAACTCTCTGTATATAATTAATGTACCATCAGAGGGATCAACACAACCCCAAATACAAGAACTTTCAGAAGCATAACCATAGTCAATCCCTTTTAATCTTTCCCAACCTATAGGTATTTCAAAAGGAGTAATAACATGCTTCAACACATCAAACTCTGTGAAGGCTGCACCTTCTGTAATATCCCAGTTGCCTTCTAAAAGTTGCTTACGTTGTACATCTGGTAGAGCTTTTAACATTTGCTCATACCTACCGTCTGTAGACAGGTAAGGGTTATCTTCTAAACGTGCTGGTATAAACTTACGTGTTAAGCCATCCTTACCTGTAAAGCTCTCATTAGGCTCTGAGGGATTCACATAACGCTTCTTTACCCATGTCGCACCAGCACCACCGGGGTTAGCTGTACAACGCATGTACGGAGTAATCTCAGGGTCTGTAGTACGTAGTCGAGATGCTAGGTAGTTCCAAGAGAACTCTGTACTAAGGTGAGTAATCTCATCAAAACCAATCCAACTATATGCTTGACCCTGATACCTATATACGTCTGCATCACGTTCAAGGAATCCAAACTCTAACTTAGCACCGCTAGGAAACGTCCAGATCTTTTCTACTTCTCTAAACTTACAACCCGGAAAAGCCTTGGGATATAACTCACGGCTTTTATCAATTAACTCCCTTAGTTCAGGCATGGAGCGTCTAAGTATCAACGCCCTATGAGCAGCCCTGTGAGCGAACCTAAGGGGATCTACGAGCATAGCATAGGACTTCCCTCCTCCTGCTGCACCACCATACAATACGTCTGTCTCAGGAGCCGCTAGGAAGTCTGTCTGCGGCCCTTCGTTTGGACTAAAGATAACTTCTCTTTCTGCTATCTCTGCTTGTACATTATTCGGTAATATTTCTATATCAGCTAGATCTACTACCTTGCCTTCCTTGGTAGAAGTATCTGCTGGTTCATCTAACTTACTTTGAATAGATGTTTGTTTCTTTAGAGTAGTCCTTACAGCGTTTAGATCTTTCTGTAATTTCTTTTCTCTCTTCTGTTTTTCTTTAAGAGACTTCTGAGCAGACATCTTAGCTTTAACACTACTATGATAATTGTACTGTCTCTTAGGTGCATTAGGATCTAATAGACCTAGTGCAATCTTTTCCTTCTTAACGTAGTTACTTATTGTCTGATGAGAAATCTTAGCATCTTCTGAGGAGCTTTCGAGTATGTCTCTAGCTTCTCTTAGGCTTGCTATCTTACCAGATATAACATCATCAATAGTATCCTGAAGAAGTTTAATCTTTTCAGGCATCGCATTAAGCTTGGAACCATCCTCAGATAACTCATAACCAAAAGGCTTAGAACCTGCTCGTACAGGTTTAGTCTTTGGAAACTTAATCTAACTCACCTTCATAGGTATTTACTTCTTTAGCGGGTAGAATAAACAAACTACCTGCATTAACATCCACGTTGTGGTTAACATCTAACCTATCGGTCTTAGCTATACCAACTCTATCAAGGATAGTCTGAGCCGCATTTAGCTTAGTGTTAACCTGTGGTATCGCTTCATCTGATGTCATCACTTCTACTAACTTAAAAGCTGCTTGAGGAGCAGACTGTGCAAGGATGTTTGAGGCTAAATCTATCACTTCTTTTTGTAAACTTTTTATGACTTGAGAGTGAGTTCCTTCCGCATATCCTGCTAGTACCGCTGCTGACTTTGGATCACCTCCTGTGTCTATCAAACAATCCAGAAACTTCTGTTGCTTTTCAGTTAACACTCTTTCCTTGTTAGGACGAGCATCTTTAGGTATAAAGTTAGATATATGAGACATAGTTCCAGCAAATATATAACAGTATACTGTTGAGATAGAGGTTTGTCAAGCATTATTTTCTTTTTTTTTAACAAAAAACACTTGACAAAGTTAACATCTAACAGTATAATACTTATAAGTCTTCTCCCTAAAGTAACATATAATTTATATATATAGTTAAATATATAGTTAAAGTATATTTTACTACTGTAAAGGTGAGCGCAATATTCTGAATATTTATAAGTATTGGGTGGTAAGCTTTACAATTTTAAAATAGTGCAAAATGTAGATGATTGTATTACTACCACCCCCTACCCCCATGGCCACCTGCCCGGCCCCATCCAATGCGAATGCGAATCATTCTTATTCTCAATATTGTTAATATTCTCAAATGCAAATGCAAACGCAAATGATTCTTATTTACAATACGATTAAGATTAGCACTACCATTTGCAAATGAGAAATATTCTCAAATGAGAAAGATTCTTATTTACAATATTTTAAATATTTAGAATGTTTCACGTGGAACACCGTATTCCAAAGTTTTACAATATTTAAAAGTATTCCAAATAGTGTGCCAATGCTAGCTATCTATTCCAAATACTCAACAATTCCAAAGATTTAAACTACTGTAAATCTATCCAGTACTGTACATATATACATATTCTAATTCTTCCAATACTCCCGTCTAAACCCTCATTTATTTATTGATAGCCTACTATCTATTTCTCAAACCATACCTCAGAGAGCAATTCTCGACCTCTCAGGACCTGTATAAATATACAGTTTCCCCTTAGTTTTTCGTGTTGGCATGTTAGTTGCATGGCACAATACTGCTATGGTTTACTGTACATATATACAGTATTTTCAATACTCTCCATTATCTCTCCATTATATCTCCATGCTCACTCCACAACTTATTGTAGATCTCAAAGTTTAGATGGTGTTTAATTCTCCCATCGCCACAGAGTAGTACGGCGAT